TACAATATGCAGCCAGTAAGTGATGATGATTTACCCCACGGAACTGTTACGCCTCATAAAGCGGTAATTGATAGCTTATATTTTTACCAAGCGGTACATGATATAAATACAGGTTATCCTGTAGGAGTTACAAAAGTAGAGTTATCGATACATCATTTGAGAAGGATAATAGAAGCCGTTCAAGAAATAGAATCTATTAAAAATGACATGCCTTTAGATAATAGTAATGATTTTTATTAACAACAAATACAAAATAGTATGGCAACAAGAGCGGATTTTTACATTCAAGATCATAAGGAAAATTTAGAATTTCTGGGATCTACAGTAAATGATTACGAGGGAGATTTTGAGAAAGCTAAAACAGTAGAGCAGTACCGTGCTTCTGTGATAGAGCTGCTAGAAGAAAATGAGTCAGAATTGGGTAAGTGGTATTGGCCGTGGAAAAACTCAGTAATAAGTGACGAGGTATTTATATTTAGAAATACTCCAAAGCTATTCAGTAAGGGCAAAGGTGTGCTGCTAACAAAAGTGTATAAAGTATGGTAGAGTTTATAGATATGCCAGATTTAAAAATAACAGAGAAAGCTTAAATTTTGAAGTATGAATGCAGATTTTATAAAAAACATTCTTAAAAGAGCAAATATTAAAGATAATATTTTTGCTAATAAAGTTGGAGTTAACCGGTCAACAGTTAACAGTTGGAAAAACGGAAGAAGCGAACCGCATTTTCATAACCAAAAAGTAATAAGGGTAGTGTTCAAAAAAGAAATACAAGAAATGAAAGAAGCAGGAGAAATACTTTAACCAACCAACCCGATATTTAAGATAATAGCTAAAAACTGAAATTATGTGCAAATTTATAGAATCACAAAACACAAAGTTTATTAAATACCTAAACGGAATTGATAAATTAAAACAACTCCAATCAGAGTTAGACCAATGCAACCAATCATGTGATACAATAACACAAACTTACTTCGGTAAAGAAGAACCGGAAGACGTAAAAGAATCATACGCTAAATTCAGTTTAAGGAGTATTGAGATACAAAAGGAAATGAAACTAATAATTTAAGGGTTATGAAAACAAAAGTAACACTTAGACAATCAATAGAAAACCTATCCAGGTTAAACACTCACGGAAGCTATACAGAGCGAATAAGGCAACTTTGGAATGAGTACGATGATTTAATGGCTGTTAAGACAAAAACAACAAGGGTAGATGTAAAATACAGCCCTGAAGAATTAGAAGCGATTACACAATTCTATTTAGACCCTAATTTTAATACTAAAGACTGATTATGTTTATAAGAATAAAAACAATTGTAGAAATTAAAGATCTAGTAGCTATAAAAAGAGGTTTTAAGAACTGGGAAGCTTTAGTTTTTGGAACACTTTTATTATCGTCTGAAAGATATTTAAATGAGTTGACTGATGAAATAGCTCGGCAATCTTGCGATGAACAGATAAAGGCTTGTGCTATATTTGAAAGAAAATATAGCAATCAGAAAATATTAAAAACATCTAATATTATAACATCAATTTAAAAACCATTTAAAATGAAAACAAAACCTAAAGAAAAAATGTATTTCAGAGATATTAATGAAAACATTTGTAAAAGCTTAGATAATCATTTAAGTGATGCACAATATGAAGGTTTAAATGAAATAGCACTTATAGAAGCCAAACCAAATACTGACAGCCATTATATTTGGTGTCTACAATACGGAGCGGTAGATAGATCACATTGTAAAAAAGATTATTGTAAATTATATGAATCTAAAAGCGGTAGAGGTGTTTGTGCTAACAGAGGTAAACTTTATTCATATGGTAATGAAGTAACTTTTAAAATAGAAAATTAATAACATGAAAACAAAATTTTTAAACATAGATCAAAAAAGAAAGATATACAGTTTGGAACCAAATGAAACTATAAACTGTCTTTTTAATGAAGTAGATAGACTAGAACATATAATTAGACACTATGAAACTCATTTAAAAATGATATCTGACGCATATAGTGAAAATTTATTTAAAACACCCAATGAAATATAAAAACAAAACATTAATAGTAGCAGTAATTTGTATTATTTATATTTCATTTATAGTTATTGGAGTATTAACAGGTGGACTAATTAATTTAAAAAAATGAGATTCTATAAAAAAGAAAAAGTATATCCTAAAATTGGAGAAGTAAAATACAAAATGTTCTTTGCATGGCTTCCTGTTACAATAGTCAACGAAACAAGATGGCTTGAAAGGGTAAGCATAAAATATATTTATACGGTAGTGGATAATCAAAAATGGATAGGATCTTTATGCCACTACTATAAAAGTCATGAATGGGTTATACAATCATTTGAACAACAAGAATTACCCGATTTTGAATTAAAAAGTGAAAGCCCTGTAATTACATTTGATTATATAACAAAAAAATATAACCCTTTTTGGGTTGAGGTAAATTGTGATTTTCAATTTCAAAAGGTTAAAACATTTTTATCTATTATATATCCTGAATATGAATTCGATAAATACCATAAATGGGAATATAAAACAACTACTGATAGCCTAGTTATAGGCTTTAGTAAAGGAAAACCATCTTATGATTTAGCTTGCTTTAAAAATGATAAAATAAGCTTTTCACATTTTATTGATTTAATAACTACATAGATGGGAGTAATACTTTAATATTTAATTAATTTTATATACCTTTGGTTATTATGGAAACTACAGAAAAGCACCCAGGAGGCAGACCGCCAATATATGATGAGGAAAATGAAAGTGACATATTAAAAGTTAAAGAACTTTGCGAAGATTATTTTACAACCGTTAACACATCGGATAATGAAAAGCCGCCAACAGTAACCGGACTTACTTTGCATTTAGGTTTTGCAGATAAATCATCACTATATGATTATGCAAAAAAGCCAAAGTTTTCCCACTCGATAAAAAGAGCTTTGACTGGAATAGAACAATTCCATGAGGAATCAATAGCTGAAGGCGATAAATGCACGGGCAATATATTCGCTTTAAAAAACATGGGTTGGCACGATACAGTTAAGACAGATGTAACAACAGGAGGCGAAAAGATAAACTCAAATTCTATAGTACAAGTAGAGATTGTAAAACCAAACGATGAATAATTGAAAGCTACAATAGTTTTTGAATCAAATTGGAATAACCTAATCAGTGATGATGTAAGGTATATTATAAATGAAGGGTCTAGCCGGAGCAGCAAGACCTTTTCTATTTTACAATGTTTCTATTTATATGCTTTACAGAAACCAAACAAAAGGTTATCAGTGTGGCGTGATACAAAAAAAGAATGTAAGGAAACGGTTTTACAGGATATGCTTAAAGCTTATCGTGAATTACCAAATTACGATACAGTAATCTTTAATAAAACAGATAGTGTATTTGTATTCCCTAACGGCTCAAGAATAGAGATACAAGGCACAGATGATGTTAATAAAGTTCATGGTTACCAGGGGGATGTAATATGGCTTAATGAGCCTTACAGCATTAGCAAGGATGTATTCGATCAATTAGATATGCGTAATACAGATTCAGTTATAATAGATTGGAATCCTAAAGAAGATCATTGGATTGATAATCTTAAGGAAGATTCAAGAACCGATGTAATACACTCCACATTTAAAGACAATCCTTTCTGCCCGGAAAACCAACGTATAAAAATACTATCATATCAATCTGTAAGGTATTGTGATATTGTTGTATCAGGATTATTAAGTGAGGATCAGGCTAAGGTTTACGATGTAGAAGAAAACAAACTTCTATTTACAATAAAGCAACTTAAAGAGCTTGCAAGGTGTAAAGAAAATGAACGTAAGCAATCAGCCAATGATTACAATTGGCAAGTTTACGGATTAGGACTTAAAGCCGAAAGACCAAATAGGATATTTAGGTTTGAAGAAATATCACTTGATAAATACAACGAGATAACAGGAACGATATATACAGGTGTCGATTGGGGTGCTGTTGATCCATGGGGAATTATTGATGTTAAATACTACGATGGTTGCTTATACCTTAATGAAAGGAATTACCTAAGTGAAAATAAGATGCGTGAAACATTAACACCTACTGAACTAAACCAAATTAATAACGGGGATGAAGGTTTAGTTACATGGTATTTTAATAAGCTACAAATACCGGTAGGGCGTGAGGTTATTTGCGACAACAACAGGCCACAAAAGATTATTGCTTTAAGGCGTTCCGGTTGGGAATATGCTATTGCAGCAGAAAAGGGACAAGGTAGTATTATTGATGGTA